ATAAGGAACGTAAATACGTATATTATTAGGAGATTAAAACCATGGCAAAAATAAGTAAAAGAATGAAGAAGGCTCTTGCACTTGGATTAGGTGTAGCAGCACTTTCTAAAATGGGCGGAGCTGGAAAAGTTGCAGCTAATATTGATAGTGGCAGGGGCGGAAAAACTGCAAGTGCTTTAGCTAGAGCAAAGACACTTAAAGGTGATAATAAGATGGCGACTGCTAAAAAGTTAATGACTTCAGACGCAGCAGGTAAAGTTGCAACTAAAGCAAAAACAATAAAATCATCAAGTCCATTTAAAATGTTTGGTGTTAAAGAAATGCCTTCAGAATCAAATATTGCAAAATTCAAAGCAGCTAACAAAAGACAGATTGAGAGAAGAAAAGCTATGAAAATGGGAGACTCAGATAGAACAGATGTTCCAGGATTCTTTGGAATGAAGTTTAAAAAACCCTTGTTTAAATCTGGTGGGTCTGTTATGGCTAAATGCAAATTAGGTAGAAATAAAAAAACTAAAATTTACTAATGGCCGAAATCGAAAAAGCAATTGAGATGGAGTCTGAGACTCCTGAGACAGAAGAGGTTGATGTAGAAATTGAATCAGCGGAGAAGGAACCTACTCCTTCTGAGATGTTTGATGCTGTTGAAGATTTTTATAAAAACATTGCCGAAGATATTTCTGAAGATGTTCTACAAAGAATGTCTAATCAGTTGTTGGACGATTATAAAAAGGACAGAGTATCTCGTAAGGATTGGGAATCAAGTTATACAAATAGTTTAGATTTACTTGGAATCAAACACACAGAGATGACAAGACCATTCAAAGGGTCTGCATCTGTTACTCACCCACTCTTATCAGAAGCTGTTACACAATTTCAAGCACAGGCGTATAAAGAATTACTCCCGTCTCAAGGACCAGTCAGAACTAGAGTTTTAGGAGTTGAAGATAATGAAAAAATAAACCAGGCTCAACGAGTTCAAGATTTTATGAATTACATGATCACGGAAGAGATGGAAGAATATACCCCAGAGTTTGATCAGTTGTTATTTTATTTAGCACTAGCAGGATCTGCATTTAAAAAAGTTTATTATGATGAAGTTGCACAAAGAGCTGTATCTAAATTTATACCTGCGGAAGATTTAGTCGTACCGTATTATGCAACCGATCTAATGGATTGTGAAAGAATTACTCATGTATTGAAAATGGGTGAGAATGAAATTCTTAAAAAACAACAAGCAGGATTTTATAGAGATGTAGAATTAAAACCTACATCAAAAGGACCATCAGAGATTGAGAAAAAATACCAAGAATTAGAAGGAGTTACTCCTTCAACGGATAAACAATATTCTTTTCAGTTATTAGAAATGCATGTCGATTTAAATTTAGAAGAATATGAAATGCAAAATCCAGAAAAACAAGTCAAAGTTCCATACATCGTAACTATTGATGAAGGCTCTGGTGAAGTTTTATCTATTTATCGTAACTACGATCCTAATGATGAAGCCAAAAAAAGAAAAGAATACTTTGTACATTTCAAATTTTTACCAGGATTAGGTTTTTATGGCTTTGGTTTAACTCACATGATTGGTGGATTATCTAGAACAGCTACACAATCTCTAAGACAATTACTAGATGCAGGTACATTATCGAATCTTCCTGCAGGATTTAAGTCTAGAGGAATAAGAATTAGAGATGATGACCAACCATTTCAGCCAGGAGAGTTTAGAGATGTCGATGCACCTGGTGGAAATATCAAAGATCAGTTCCAAATTTTACCATTTAAGGAACCATCAGCTACATTATACCAACTAATGGGCTTTGTTGTTAACGCTGGACAGAAATTTGCAGCAATAACTAACATGGATACTGGTAATGATATGCAGAATAGAGCTGTTGGTACAACTGTTTCGCTATTGGAACGTGGTTCGAGGGTCATGAGTGCTATTCACAAGCGATGTTACTACTCAATGAGAAGAGAATTTAGACTTTTATCAAAAGTTTTTGCAACATACTTACCACCATTGTACCCATATTCAGTATATGGAGCAGATCAAGCAGTTAAACAAACTGATTTTGACGATAGAGTAGATGTAATTCCAGTTGCAGACCCAAATATCATGAGTATGGCACAAAGAGTGACACTTGCTAATGAGAATTTAAAGATTGCAATGTCAAATCCGATGATGCACAACTTAAGAGAGGCATATCGAAGAGTATATGAAGCATTAGGGACTCAAGATATCGATCAATTACTACTTCCTCAAGAAAGACCAGTACCAAAAGACCCTGCAACAGAAAATATGGACGTATTAAACATGAAACCACTAAGAGCGTTTCCAGATCAAGACCATGATGCACATATCAACGCTCATAGAGCATTTATGAGCACTCGAATGGTACAGATCAACCCACAAGTTTACACTGCATTACAAGCTCACATCTCTGAACACGTTTCAATGAAGGCTCAAGGAGAAGTTGGTGCTTCAATTACTAACGATCCTATGATGCAAGTTAAATTACAATCGGATCCGCAAGGAGCACAGGTTGAGATCAACGCAATGATAGCAAACAGAGTAGCTCAATTAACTATGGAGCTTGCACAATCTGAATCTATGGGCCAACAACAAGATCCGATAGTTGCCTTGAAACAAAGAGAGCTAGATTTAAGAGCGATGGATTTACAACGTAAGTCTGAAGAGAGTATGATGAATATGGAAGTAAAAGAAAATGAAATTGAAGAGAAATTAGATATTGAGAAAATGAAAGTAGAAAACAATGAAGATCAAGCTCGTGAGAGAATTAGAATTGCTGAAGAGAAATTAGAAATAGCAAGAGCTAAAAATAGAGGAGGTAAAAAATAATGCCACTTACTGCTAAAGGTAAAAAATTAAAGAAAAAATTTAAAGAACAATATGGTAAGAAAAAAGGTGAATCTGTTTTTTATGCTATGGAGAACTCTGGAAAGTTAAAAGGAGTTGTTAAAGCTTATGTAGGTAAAGCTATTAAAAAACCTAAAGGATATAGAGGAGGTGGTATGGATATGGGAAGCCCAGCGTCTCAGGAAAAAAGTGCAGCTATGGCTAGCTCTTCTGGAAATGCAGGTAAAGGACCCGATACAGGTAATAGAGGAGTAAATATACCTAAGGCACCTAAAGCCGTTTTCTTACCACAAGGTGCAGGCAGAAACCCAATGGCTCAGTTTACAACTTTGCCACCAGGATATAAAACTTCTCCTGAAGCATCTAAAGCTTTAGCTAAACAAAGAAAAAAAGCTAGAGCAGAAATTAGTCCATCAACTACTTTCAAAGTAAGAGCTGGTGCTACCTTAACTGGAGCACTTTTAAATACAATTATCCCTGGAATTGGTTTTTTTGCTGGAAGAAAAATTCTAAAAGATGCAGATAAAACTCCTTATTGGTCAAGAGATAGAATAAAAAAAGAAAATAAAGCAAAAGCAGCGGCAGAACAAAAGAAAAGAATGGATGAGAGAAATAAACCATCCAAACAGAAAACAATAAATTTAACACCTATTTCTCAAACAAAACCAATAGATCCAACAGTAGTAAGTCCACAAGATAATTTTTTTACGTTTGTAGCATACAGTGTTGGAGGACTATCAGGTGGAATTAAATATGGCCCACCTCCTAAGAAAGGACCCAACTCACAAGTGCCTCCAGTCAAAATGAAAAAGGGAGGTTATAAAAAATAATGTTTCCTTGGTCAATTATTGGCACTGCATTAAAAACTGGCGCAGAAATTTATAAGAATAAAAAGAAGTCTGAGATCATAATGTCTGAAGCTCAGATCGTCCATGCTGAAAAAATGAAACGCGGAGAAATTGAGTACACTGGACAGATTGCTCAAAATCAAAAAGGTGACTGGAAAGACGAATTCATTTTATTAGTTCTCTCAAGCCCTCTGTTTTTATTAGCATACAGCGTGTTCGCTGAAGACGAAGAGATTGGACAAAAACTAGATTTATATTTTGAAAAATTACAAACCATGCCTTGGTGGATAATTTCATTATGGGTAGCTGTAGTTGGAGCCGTGTATGGTATTAAAGCTACAGAACTAAAACATTTGGGTGGTAAGAAATAAATGTGGAAATGGTTTAAAAATTTATTTAAAAAAAATAAAAAAATTTCACCAGATATTAAATATTTAGATTTAACTAAATTAACTAAAGGTGATTTAAAAAAATTAAAAGCTTCAGGTAAAATTAAATCTATTTACAAACCTTATATTTAATTGTAAAAGCCTGTGATGGTTGACGAATCACAGATAAAAAATAAACCAAAAATTTGGACTCACATTGCATGGGATGATAATGATTTTGGAAGAAGATGTATGGGCACTGCATATAATAATTGTTTAAGCCAACATCCAGATAAAGATTGGTTAGCAATTATAGACCATGACGCTATGTTCACAACATATGATTGGTATCCTCAATTACAACATGCAATACAAGAAAATCCAAAAGCAAAAGCATTTACCTGTAGAGTAAATAGATTAGCTAGTCTAAGACAAATGGTTCCTGGAGTGGATCCACACAATCATGATATATCTTATCATAGAAGACTTGGTAAATATTTATCAAAATATCATTGGGGTAAAACAACACCACACATTAATCCAAAAGAAGCTGGAAATTATTCAGGAGTTTTTCTTTGTGTAAGTATTGAAACTATGAGATCTTTAGGAGGCTTTCCAGCAACAGGTCAAACTTTAGGACAAGATAATTTAATACATAAAAAAATATTAGAATCAGGGCATGAATTTCACGTAGTTAATGGTATTTATATGTACCATTGGTATAGAGCAGATAATCCATACCCACATTCAAAACAAACAATGGATAGTTTAGAAGAATTTCATTTTAAATCACTTAGGTTAACATAATGCTAGATCCGTATACTGCAGATAAGATTAAAAACGTAATAAAAAAACAAGCTGAGGATACAAGGTCCCATATTTGCTATGGGGTTGATTCCATAGAGAATTTGCAGTATGCTAGGGGCAGACTCAGCGCACTTGAAGCGCTGCTTCAGGATATTAAAAACCTGCAAAAGGAGGATAACGATGGCAACACTGATTAAACCCAAACTTACAGATTTCGGAAACGAAAAAAATAAAGAAGAGGTCAAATCACAAATTCCAACTGATCCAGAAGGCATCAAAAAATATCTTGAAATCATACCCAACCCAGTAGGATACCGAATGTTAGTTAGACCTTGGTCTGGCCAACAAAAAACAAAAGGCGGTGTCATACTAGCAGATGAAACCCAAGACAAAATTCAGATGACAACAGTTGTCGGACTAGTTGTTAAAATGGGTGATCTTTGTTATCAGGATAAAGAAAAATTTCCTAATGGACCTTGGTGTAGATCAGGCGAATTTGTTGTTTATGGCAGATACGCAGGAAGTAGATTTCAGACTAAGTATGGTGAACACCGTATTTTAAATGATGACGAGATTATAGGAACTATTAGTAAGCCAGAAGATATTCTCCATTTATTTTAATAAAGGAGGATAAATATGGCAGAAGTAAAAGACTATAGTGCTGAAGCATTATTAGCTAAAGAACGTCAAGTAGAATTAGATACTGATGATGTTAAAGAAGAAGATGTTGAAGTAAAAGAAGAATCTAAAAAAGATAATTCACCTAAATTAGATTTAGGTGAAGTTGATTTAGGTTATACTGATCATTCAAAGTCTAAAGAAGAAAAATCTGATAAACCTGAAATAGAAGTTTCTGATGATGATGAAACTCCTAAAAAAGAAACAAAGTCAGAAGAAAAATCTGAAGACGAAATACCAAACCTTAATGAATCTAGAAGAGATTATCAAAAGAGAATTGATAAACTTGTCTTTCAAAAGAAAGAAGCTGAGAGAAGAGAAAAAGCAGCTATAGAATATGCTAAGGGTATACAAAAGAAATTTGACTCAAGTCTTAAGAAGTTCAAGTCTACTGACGATCAGTATCTAAAAGAATTAGATGCTAGAGTAGATGCTCAAAGAGAACAAGTCAAAGTCGCTCTTCAACAAGCAATTGAGAGTCAGGATGCTTCTAAAATTATGGAAGCTAATGATAAACTAACTCAGTTATCTGTTGAAAAAGAAAAAGCTAGATTAGAAATAACTAATCGTGAAGAACAGAAGAAGCAGGAAGAAGAGCAAAATAAACAACAACAAAACGTACAAGCTGATACCTCAAACACAGCTGAATCTTCGCAATCTGCACCACAAATAACACCTAAAGCTAAGAAATGGGCTGAGGATAATCCGTGGTTCGGGAATGATGAAGTGATGACTAATGCTGCTATTACTATACACAACAATATTTCACAAGAGGGTATTGAAGTAGATAGTGAAGAGTACTATAATGAAGTTAATTCAAGACTAAGGAAATATTTTCCAGAAAGTTTTGATGACACTAAAGACGAGCCTAAAAAAGAGAAACCGAAACCCGTCCAAACGGTTGCCTCGGCTGGTCGTAGTCAACAA